CTGATGAAGCCTACGACAACGCTTTCGAAGAGGCGGTTGGCGGTGGTTTCGGTGCTTGGCGCTTACGTGCGGCTTACGAAGACGAAGAAGATGATGAAGATGATCGCCAGCGTGTCTGCATTGAGCCAATCTATGACGCAGATAGCTCGGTATTTTTTGATCTAGGGGCTAAGCGCCAGGACAAGTCAGACGCCAAGCGATGCTGGGTGCTGACCTCGATGACTCGCGGCGAGTACGAAGAGACCTATGACGATGACCCAACGACCTGGCCTAAGTCAGTCATGGGCTATGAGTTCGACTGGGCCACCCCCGATGTGGTGTTTGTCGCTGAGTATTATCGCGTGGAAGAAGTTCGTCATACCGTTCACATCTACCAGAGCCTAGACGGTGAGGAAGAGCGCTACACTGACGAAGACTTCGAGAACGATGAAACGCTTGAAGAGACCCTTGCGGCGGTTGGCACAGTGAAGACCGGCGAGAAGAAGACCAAGAAGCGTAAAGTTCACAAGTACATTATGTCAGGCGGTAAGATCCTCGAAGACTGCGGTTATATCGCCGGGCAATGCATCCCTATCGTGCCAGTCTATGGCAAGCGTTGGTTTGTGGATAACATCGAGCGCTGCATGGGTCATGTTCGCCTAGCCAAAGACGCGCAGCGCTTGAAGAATATGCAGTTGTCGAAGTTAGCCGAGATCTCAGCACTGAGCACTGTCGAGAAGCCCATCATGATGCCTGAGCAGGTGGCAGGCTTTGAGATGATGTGGGCCGAAGACAACCTGAAAGATTATCCCTATCTGTTGGTAAACCCGATCACTGGACCCAATGGCGAGACACAGCCCGCCGGTCCTGTGGCGTACACTAAGTCGCCAATGATCCCGCCTGCGATGGCAGCGTTGCTACAGCTTACTGAAGTTGATATGCAGGACATCCTCGGCAAGCAGGAAGCAGGCGAGCAGTTACAGCCTAACATGAGCGGCAAGGCAGTCGAGCTGATCCAACAGCGCCTAGACATGCAGAGTTTCATCTACTTGAGCAACATGGCGAAAGCCATCAAGCGCTCTGGCGAGATCTGGCTATCAATGGCGAAGGATATCCTGGTCGAACGTGGCCGCAAGATGAAGACGCTGAACAGTGAGTACGAGCCAGGACAGGTTGAGTTGGCTAAGCCAGTGCTAAACCAAGAGACTGGCGAAGTGGAATACGAGAACGACCTGCGCGAGGCTAAGTACGACATCTCAGTTAGTGTCGGTCCTACCTCATCGAGCAAGCGTGCGGCAACAGTACGAGCACTCACCGGCATGATGACCGTAACACAAGACCCAGAGACCTTGCAGATCCTCAGCGCTATGGCACTGATGAACATGGAAGGCGAAGGTGTTGAAGACGTGCGTAAGTATTACCGCGAGAAACTCGTTAAGCAGGGCGTTATTGAACCCACTGAAGACGAAGCCAAGGCAATGCTTGAAGCGGCTCAAAACCAAGAGCCTGATGCGAACACTATCTACTTGCAGTCGGCGGCACAGAACGAGCAGGCGAAGGCGAAGAAAGCCCAAGCCGATACGCTGTTGCAGTTAGCCAGAGCTGAAGAGACTAAGGCTAAGACAATGGAGACATTGAGCAAGGTGCAGACAGGCAAGCAAGATCGTATGATCAAAGCGGCTGAGCAGATCCGAGAGACTGCCGGTGTGCTGAACCAGCCTATGCCACAAGAGCAAGCGCCCAATGTGCAAGGGATGAGTACCGAGGAACTGATTCGCATCTCTGGGGGTGAGTAATGTCAGCTAGCTCTTTAAAAAGGAAGGCTGCGCTAAAGCTTATTGCTGAACGCGCTATGCAAGGCGATGCGGTTGCCGAGGCAGCGCTGCGAGAGAGGATCAGGGCATTTCACGGTAGTCCTGCTGACTTTGAAAAGTTCATGCTTGAGTTCATAGGCACTGGTGAAGGCAATCAGGCTTTTGGTTGGGGGCTTTACTTTGCTGAGAATCCTGATGTCGCTAAAGGTTATCGAGCAGACTTGTCTCAAATGCACAATGTTGATGCTGTTACTGACGCGGGAGATAGAATCCCTTCTTGGATGTTTAATGCTGTAAATCAGGGAAGGTGGGCGTCTGTAGACGCTGACTTGGCTGAGCGTATTTCTAAAGCAAAACAATATGGCGAGACAGAAAAAGTAGATCATCTAACTAACTTAAAAAAAGTATTAGAGGATTACCATTTAGGCAATGTCAATGCTACGCAAGGCAAACTCTACGAAGTAAAGATCGATGCAGATCCTGGCGAACTATTGGATTGGGATAAGCCGCTGAGTGAGCAGAGTGATCAGGTTAAGGCGGCTTTGCTTGAGGCGGCTGAGGCCAACCCCGGCTTATTCGACAAAGATCAAACACGCATCCTGCAAGGCAACCCAAATACAGCCTTTGGCACTATCTGGGGTGATATGTCAGGCCAACAGGCATACAAAACGCTAGTCGAGCACTTCAATCGCTATCCAAATACTGACTTTGGTGATCCTAGATCGCCAGAAGCTGCGTCCAAGATGCTCGGCTCGCTAGGCATTAAAGGCATCAAGTATTCCGATGCGACATCTCGCGGGACTGATGGCGGTACAAGAAACTTCGTTATCTTTGATCCTCGCATCATTGAGATTGCCAAGAAGTACGGCCTAGCTGTACCGCTTGCGGCTAAGATTGTGAGCACTGCGCTTGCTGGTGGTATTTTGTTCAATAGCCCAGAAGCTGAGGCTTCATTTGTGGGGGCAATGTCTCGCAGCTTTAAAGCCCAGGCAAGAGAACTGGCCGAGTCTATGGAAGCGGCAGGCAAGTCACGCGATGAGATATGGAAAGCCACTGGTGAACAGTTCGGTGCGCCTATGGTTAGAAGCCCTAGCGGAGCCTGGAAACAAGAATTGTCTGACGAGTCTATGCAGTTCTTACCGGAGCGCCTAGAAAACAAAAAATTTGAGGGCACGCCTTATCAGTTAGGCACACTTGACGAGGGTATGTACCATCCAGAGATTTTGTACAGTTATCCTCAGTTAAGTAATACAGAGCTAGTCAATTACAACTTCCCCGGCAAGAGCTTAGCGCAGTTTCGCCCTGCTAGGAATAGTGATTTGTTTGGCGAAACGCCAGCTAGTATAACTCTGTGGCAGGCATCTCCTGAGCAGAAGCGACAGATGCTTGCTCACGAACTCACGCACAACATTCAAGACATTGAAGGGTGGCAAGGCGGCGGTTCGGCAACCTCTTTAACTGAACAGCAAATTAAAGCCTCTCCTTTATACAAAGGCTGGGAAGCCGAAGAGCCTATACGCAGACAAATTAAAGAGCTGATCAATACCCCTGAGTATAAAGCGCAGCAAGCAGCGAGCAATGCTGACTTCGCTCCTTATAGTGACTATATCGATAAGCTAGAGGAGCAGCTTTATGCCTCTAATGATACGGTAGAGATAGCGCGGATAAACGACCAAATAGATAGTGTTTTTGACGAATTTAGGGCGACTATACACAGTAAATATCCCGCATTAAAACTTCTGGATGATTTAGATAATTCTAGGGAGTTTCCTTCTACTGAGCCAACGCCTTACGAGGTGTATAGATCCTTAGAAGGGGAAACAGAGGCTAGAAATGTTGAAAAACGCCTTGATATGACAATGCAACAGCGTATTGAGTTACCCCCTTGGAAAACTCAGGACGTAGCAGATGCTAGGCAGTACAACCTAGATACGTCAGGGAAAAAGGCAGAAGCTAGTCTAAGCCCAGAAGATCAAAAGGCAGCTAGAGCAGCAGCGGCAGTCACCGCCGCGACTGTAGCAGGCACGACACAGGCTGAAGAGCTAGAGCCATTCGACCCTAAAAAACATCAACCTAGAGATGTGGGGCTAGGCGGTCTGTCTACTGAGTATACAGTTACGCAAGACTCGCCAGATGGTAATGTCTGGGTGGTTCCTTCTATCTGGTGGGACCAGAACGGCGACCCTGTTGTCTTAAAGGATGAAGAGCAGATCAAGCGCCAGGCTGAGCAGTACGAACAGTCAACAGGAAGAGAATTCCCTAGATTCCCCGCCGGTCAGTACGAGGTGGCCGATAGGTGGGCGCAGAATCGCTCAGCCCAAGGGGGTGCGAGCGCTGTCCCATTGGCAACAGAGCCATTCGACCCAACCCAACCGTCAGGCATTGAGGTAGTCGGCAAGTACCAGGGTGAGCAGGACGTATATCGCCCAGTGACACCTGCCCAGCTATTAGAGCAGTCTAAGCGTGAGCTAGAGCAGAGTGTTGACTGGTACGAACCTAGC